CTGCCAAACAACAAGAACGTTTTTTATCGAAAACTTTCCCAAAGATATTGGCAGAGGAAGTAAATAAAAGATTAGCAGAGGTGAAGGGAGGTGTAGTCAGCGTTCCCTCTCCGCAGGTAGTTCAAGAGGATGTAATAAACCCATTTGAACAAGCAGAACTTGCACTTGAGGAACAAAGACAAGCACCAACAAAACAACTTTCAAAAAATCCTATTTTAAATGAAGTGTTAAATCAAACACAACCATTTACAAAAGCACAAAGAGCAGGTGGTGGAACACCTGGTGGTGGAGCATCGGTATTAGATAATTTACCACCACAACAAGAACCAATCCAAGAGAGTATGGATAAAACACTTGAGTTTACTTCTCAAGGAGCAGGAGCTGGAGTTGGTGGACTAAGAACTCAGATGGCACATAAAATGGGATATGGTGATGTTGCAACGAAACCAACTAAAACAGGACTTGGTGTACGAACAGGATTACCTGGTCTTGATAAAATATTAAATAGAGATAATTCTGAACTTGTAAAAAAGTTTAAAAGATAGGGAGTAAATAGTGGCTTATATTCTTGATAAAAAAATAGTAAAGGATACCAAAGAGTTTAATAACTTTGCGTATGGTATTACTTTGCCTGTACAACGAGGTAATACAGGATACTTTTCTCAAGCATTTAATTCATTTGAACAAGCAAAAAGTAATTTAAAAAATTTACTTTTAACAAGAAAGGGAGAAAGAATATTTCAACCAAACTTTGGAACAGGATTACATGAATTATTATTTGAACAACTTACTGATGATTTATCAAGTAAGTTAGAACAAACAATAACAAATAGTGTAAATTCTTGGCTACCATATATAAACATCGATTCTATTGATGTTAAAATGAGTGATGAAATGAAAGATAATCATAGAGCAGAAATGAGTATAAAATTTAGTATCGGTAGTCAATTTGAATCACAAGAAGTAACATTTACAGTAGAGGGATAAAATAAATGGCATTAAATTCATCATTTAAAAGTAATAAGGGAAGAGATATAAAATATCTTAATAAGGATTTCTCAAGTTTTAGAGAAAACCTAATTGATTACGCAAAAACATATTTTCCACAAACTTATTCTGATTTTAATGAATCCTCACCAGGTATGATGTTTATAGAAATGGCATCTTATGTTGGTGATGTATTATCTTATTATGTAGATGATTCATTAAAAGAATCAATGATGTTATATGCGGAAGATAAGAAAAACGTATTAGCATTATCAGAATACTTAGGATATAAACCAAAAGTAACTTCACCTGCAATAACTAACTTAGCAGTTTACCAAGTAGTTCCATCAACAGGAACAGGTGATGAGATTAAACCAGATTCAAAATATTACCTTAGAATAAAAGAAGGAATGTCTGTAAGAGCAAGTTCAACAGGAACTATTTTCAGAAGTACTGAAATATTAGATTTTGCAGATGAAACAGATATAGAGATTAGTGTATATAATTCAAATGAAGGTGCACCCACTCAATATCTTATAAAAAAATATGTAAAGGCAATATCTGCAGAACTAAAACAAATAACATTTGATTTTGGTAATACACCTAAGCAGTTTTCTAAAATAGAATTAGGAAATGATAATATAATTGATATTTACGATGTAAGGGATTCTAATGGAAACAAATGGTACAATGTACCTTATCTTGCACAAGAAATGGTTTATGTTGATTATCCAACATCAGATATAACTGATAAAGATTTAGCACAGTTTAAAGAACAGGCTTCAAATGTATTAAAGGTAATAAAAACATCTCGTAGATTTACTACAAAGGTAAACGAAAATAATTCTACATCTCTTGTCTTTGGAGGAGGAAACTCAACATCAGGAGATGAAACTCTGATACCAAATTTCAAAAATGTAGGATTGGGATTGAATAATTCAATTGATAGATTGGCAGATTCATTTGACCCTTCTAATTTCTTAAAAACAAAATCATATGGACAGGCTCCATCGGGTGAATTTACAGTATCTTACTTAGTAGGTGGTGGAGTTGAATCAAATGTTGGAGTTGGTGAATTGGTACAAATTGAAACAATTGAGTTTGATGAAGATAGAAATTCATTTACAACAGAAGAAAGAGCTTTATATCGAACAACAGTAAACTCAGTAGCGGTTGATAATGAAGAAGCTGCAACTGGTGGTAAAGGTGCAGATACAATAGAAGAAATTAGAGAAAATGCATTAGCAAACTTCGGTTCTCAAAATAGAGCAGTAACTAGAAAAGATTATCAAGTAAGAGCATTATCAATGCCATCTAAATATGGTGCAGTTGCAAAGGCATATTGTGCACCTGATGGTGAATTGGATAATAACTCTCCATCATCTATTCTTTCTAATCCTGATTCATTGGAAGAATTCACAAGTTTAGTTTTATCATTAAAAGAATCTAAATCAGATAGTGAAATTGATATTAAAGAAAAATTACAAAAGTTTCTTAAAAATAAAAAGAATTCTGTAACTGAAAAAAACAATCCATTTGCTATAAATTTATATTTACTTGGTTATAATCAAGATAAACAATTAAGTATTTTAAATCGTGGTATAAAAGAAAACTTAAAAACATATTTAAGTGAATATAGATTACTTACAGATGGTATCAATATTATAAATGGATTTATTATTAATATTGGAGTAGATTTTGAAATAAGAGTTTATGGTGGATATAATAAAAGAGAAGTATTAACAAGAGTTCAAACTGAATTATCAAATTACTTTGATATTGATAATTGGACTTTTAATATGCCAATAAACATTTCTGAAATAGAATTATTAATTGCGGGAATTGAGGGAGTACAATCTGTACCAAAATGTGAAATTACTAACAAGTGTTTAGGAAACTATTCTTCTAACTCATATAACATACAAGAAGCAACTAAAGGTAAAATGGTTTATCCATCGTTAGACCCTTCTGTATTTGAAGTAAAGTATCCTAACAAAGATATAAGAGGGAGGGTTGTATAATGTATCATTTCATAACAGCATCTAAAGATGCAACAATTTACTTACAACAACCAAAACAAAACACAGGATTTGATGAAATACTTGAAGTATCCAAAGTTTATTATGGTAATTTAAAAGATGTATCAAGGTCACTTATTAAATTTAATACAACAGAATTATCTTCTTCCATTGCAAGTGGAGATGTAACAATGAGTTCGGCTGAATTAATTATTCATGAATGTGAATCAATTGAAATACCCACAAATTATTCAATATATGCATATGCTGTATCGCAATCTTGGGATATGGGGATTGGAACAAGGTTTGATGAAATATCAACAGAGGGTGTAACCTGGAATAAAAGAAATACCAATTCATCTTGGTTACCTAACTCCGCATCTCTTGAAAGTACTGGTTCATATAATGGTAAAGGTGGTATGTGGTAT